GTTACTATGGCTGGTCAAATCACTGAGGATATCTCTCAGTTTGGTTTTGGTTTAGTTGGGGCTGGTAAATTAAAGATTGGTCAAAAACTTTTTGCAGGGCCAATTAAGGGTACTACAAAAGCTGTTTCTAAAAAAATAGGTAAACCAAAAGAAATCAAAGAAGGTGGAAAGCTAGATAAAATCTTAGCATCTGCTGGAAACTCAGCGGCCTCATCAATGATTGCTCACAACCCTTATGAAGAGAGGTTGTCAGATATCGTTCAAAAAGTCCCTGCACTCCAAAACGTCATTACAGATGCCCTACAGTCAGACGAAGATGACACCGCATTAGAACGCCGACTAAAGATGGCGGCAGAAGACCTGATGTTAACTGGCCCTCTTGAGGGTCTTTTTGCTATTGTCCGTGGTGTCAAGAAAATGCGTCAGGGCGCAGACCCTGTAGCTACAGAAAAAGAAGTGACCGCAGAGTTAACCACGGTTAAGTCAAAGGAAACAAAGAAACGTGTAGCCAAAAGCAACGAACACAAAAAGAAAGTCAAGGCGGCAGAAAAGGAGCAAAAGGCTCTTGAGGAAGCTGGTGATGATGTCTCAAAGGTAGACCTTTCCAACACCATAGATGTCATGGCTGACGATTTGGACAGAGCGGCCTTTAAATCTGCTAGGTCGCGGCAAGATGTTCTTCTTCGGGATGACAAGGCAACGCTTGTGCAAAAAGCAAAAGCTCTTGGCATTCCTATGTCTACTAAGACAACCAAGAAGCAACTAGCAGAAGCTATTGATGACAAGCTGGCTGGTAAATCTTTACCTAAAGAAATTCCAATAACACCATCTAAGTCTGGCGTACAAAAACCAAAACAGCCAAAGCTGTCTAATGCGGCACAGGTAAAAACTCTGTTAGCTGGTATTAAAGAACCAAGAGATATTACTGAAGTATTCAGCGAAACAGAGAACGTAAAGTTTTTCAACCGCACTAAAAAAGGTGATGTTCTTATTGTTGACTACGTTGATGACGTAGCTTCAGTTCTTCAAGATACTGTTAATGCCGCAAAGCCGATGCTGGATAAAGTCCGTGGTAAACAGGGTATAGAAGACGTTTTCGAAGAGGCCGCTATACGTGCTTCCGAAATGACGGGTCTTACTTCCAGAGAAATTATGAATATAGCATATAGACACGCTGAGTCTGTTCAAGAAGCTACTTATGTTGTACACGCGGTTGAGGCAATGCTGAAGGAGTCAGGTGAGCGTATGTATCGCTTATTTGAAAACCCAAAGTATGATGTAGACCCTAACGTCCAAGTTAAAGCACAGGCAGAACTGGAGAACTTTACACGGTTACTTGCTGGTGTTCAGGGGATTGAAACAGGGATGGGCCGTGCTTTACGTATGCGCCAAGAAAAAATCTTTGATTACAAAGCTCTTGATGAGTCTGTGAAGGACGTAGGTGGTAGGGAGGCTTTAGACCGATTTAGAACAGTCCTACGTGCATCTGGTGGTGACTTATCAAAGGTTAGCAGAGCGGCGGCAAACATGAACAGAGGTGCTGGATTCAAAGCCTTTGCCTCTCTGGGTGAACTATTCCGTTCCATGATTCTGTTTAACATCAAGACACATATTACAAATACCCTATCGGGCATCAATGAAACCATTTTAGTACCAGCGGAAAGATTTGCTGGGTCTTACATTATGCAACCATTTATTGGTGGTAAGGCGGCTCGTGAAATAAGAGATGACTTTCATTATCATTTGATGGGTTTGAGTTCTACCTTTAAGGACTCTATTCAAATGGCACACGCATCTTTGAAAGCAGAGAGAAACTTTCTTGACCCAGCAAATACTAAGCTGGACGGGAATGAGGTACAAAACAAAATTCACTCCTCTTTCATAGGCATTAGGTCGGATACGTTGCTTGGTCGAAATCTGGACACTATCGGTAAGATTACTCGTGGTTCACTCCGCGCACTTGGAGCAGAAGACGAGTTCTTCAAACAGATTAACTATCGTGCAAGAGTGTTTGCAGATGGTATGCATGAAGCTAAACTGAAGTATCCTAATGACCCAAAGGCTCAAGAAGAATATGCGCTGAAGAGAATATCAGATTCACTTGATGGCACAGGCCGTGGAACTGACATGGGTGCTATACAGTATTCTCGTGAAATTACTTTTACTGAAGACCTACTGGATGGCTCAAAGGCTTTGTGGCTTCAACAGTTTGTCCAACGGCATCCTTCGTTTCAGATTTTCCTACCGTTTATTCGTACACCAACCAACTTGATTGTCCGTGCGGCACAGAGAACCCCTTTGGTAAACTTTGCGTCAAAACGGTATAACGATACTCTGAAGTATGGCACTCCCGCTGAAAAGGCACAGATGATTGGGCGTACCTCTCTCGGTACTTTATTCCTTGGTGGCGCACTTATGTACGCGATGGAAGGGAAAATTACAGGTGCAGGGCCAGCGTTGCCAGACCAAAACAGACTCTGGAGAAACGCTGGTAATCAACCATACAGTATTCGTATAGGAGACAAGTGGGTTTCATATAATCGCTTTGACCCTATATTCATGCCTGTTGGTTTGATGGCTAACGGGTTTGACATGAGTAAGCACCTCACCCAACCAGAGGTAGAAGATTATTTTGCTACTGCTGTGTTTGCGATGTCCACAACGCTTCAAGATAAAGCATACCTACAGGGTATCTCTAATTTATTCTCCGCGTTACAAACAGATGACCCTAACCAGATATTCAAGGTTACTAACATTGGTTACGGTCTTGCCACCAGCTTTGTACCAGCCGCTCCTCTGCAAGTTGTAGAAGGTGTTCAGGCTGTTGCTGGAGATAATTATCCAGAGTTACGGGAAGCCGTAGGACTTGGAGATAAGTTTCAACGCCGCATCCCAATGATGGTCGATAATCTTCCCAAGAAGTTTAACTGGTTAACTGGTGAAGCAATTAGAAACCCTGATGCGTTCTCTACTGGCTTTCCTATTGTTCCTGACAAAACCACAGAGTTTGTTGGGGCTGAGTTGATGGCGTTGAACTACCCGTTCAAAGGCCCATCTCGGCGTATCAATAAGATTGAGCTAACTAGCGAACAGTTGTCTGACTATAACCAATTTACAGGGACTGTTCGTATCGGTGGTCTTACACTTATGCAAGCGTTACAGAAGGTAATGAAAAACCCTCAGTATCGCATGGGTGATGAGAATAGAATATATGATGGTGAGTTCCAGACAACAGAAATCAAAGCAATCAGCAAAGTACTGTCTTCCTACAAGAGAGCGGCAAGACAACAGTTGTTTGCTAAATATCCAGATTTCTACATGGAGTATCGCAACAGGAAAATAAACCAGAAGGCTGGGACACGCCTACTAGAAACCAATAGGTAAGAAATATTATGCCACTTTCAAGAAAGATAATTACATCAAATGGGCAAGCTAGTCAGGCGTTAACCTTTAACTTTGACTACTTGTCCCAAGCAGATATTAAAGTGTTTGTAGATGAAGTACTGAAGACACAAGGGGTAGACTATACGTTTGCTAACGCTAATGAGATAGACTTTGCATCTCACCCTGCCTCTGGAGCAATTATTCGTATTGAGCGACAAACACCTAACACAGCCCGTACCGTTGACTTTCAAGACGGTGCGGTTTTATCAGAAGCAGACTTAGATAACTCTGCAAAACAAAACTTCTTTATCGCACAGGAAGCTATAGACACTGCTGATGAATCTATAACATTAGCTAATGACGATAAGTTTGACGCACAGAACAAGGTAATCAAAAACGTAGCAGACCCTGTAAACAACACGGACGCTGTAAACAAGCAGTTTATCTCTACGAACATACCTAACATTACAACTGTAGCAGGTATTGCACAGGAAGTTACAAATGTTGCTGGAGATGCAACAGATATTGGATTAGTTGCTGGTCAGATTAGCCCAACAAACAATATATCTACTGTTGCTGGACTTGCTACAGAAATAGGTAACTTAGGTACAGCCCAAACTGTTTCTGATATAAACACACTTGCGCCAGCTTCTGTTCGTGCAGACATGGATACACTAGCTGACATATCTGGTGATATTACTACAGTAGCTGGCAAAGCATCTTTAATTACTTCTGACTTTGTATCAGACCTTAACACTGTTGCGGTAACTGATGTAATTAATGACATTAACACACTCGCTACATCTGACATCGTTGCAGATTTAAATACTTTGGGAACAACAGGCATCGTTGCAGATTTAAATACTCTAGCCGCAATTTCTACTGATGTAACTAGCCTAGCTAATGCTATAGGTGCGGCAACAACTTATGCTGTTACAGTTGCTAATGGTGTATTCTATCTGGATGGGTCAGCACAACCCACATTAACTTTGACAAGAGGTAACACTTATATCTTTGACCAAAGCGACAACAGTAATTCTGGTCATCCATTAGCTTTCAGAGATAGTTCTGATAACAGCTATACAACAGGCGTTACTGTAACCGGAAGTGCTGGTAATGCTGGTGCAAAAGTGACTATTGATATTGCGTCAAATGCGCCAGCTTCTCTTAAATATTATTGCACCGTTCACGGAAACGGCATGGGCAACAATATTACTGTTGTTAATTCTAATCTTGCTACTGTTGCATCTAACATTACCAATGTAAATAATGTTGGTGGAAATATTGGCAATGTAAATAATGTTAGTGCAAGTATTGGCAATGTTAATTCAGTAGCTGGTGCGCTTGGGTCAATAAACTTGTTTGGAGAAAGATATAGAGTAGTTACAGGTGACCCTACAGAAGATAATGACGAAGGTGATTTAATTTACAATTCAACTGATAACCAACTAAAATATTTTAATGGTACAAGTTTTGTAAATGCAACCACAGCTTCAATAACTAATGGTACATTTGAACGTCAGACTTACACAGTAGGTACTGCCTCTGGTAGCTATGATGGCTCAACAACTGTGTTCCCAATTACATACGATGCTGGTTTTGTAGATGTTTACCTTAATGGTGTTAAGTTAGCCCCTGCCGACTTTACAGCAACAAACGGTACAACTGTAACATTGGGTTCTGCGGCTGGCTCTGGTGATACTGTTGATATGGTAGCCTATGGAATATTTAACGTAGGTAACATTAATGCTTCAAACTTAACATCTGGTACAATACCTGATGCACGTTTTCCAGCAATTTTACCAGCTATTTCTGCGGCAAATTTAACGTCAATACCAGCCGCTAATCTTACAGGCTCTCTACCAGCCATCAGTGGTGCTAATCTAACAGGCATAAATACAGATTTGGCGGCAGACACTACACCGCAACTTGGCGGCAATTTGGATGTCCAGACACATTCGATTGTAAGCACAAGCAATCAAGACATTACACTCAGCCCAGACGGCACTGGCAATGTCGTCATAAATACAGATAATCTTCAAGTTATAGAAAGTGCAGATACTGCTTCTCAAGCACCAAACCTCGATTTGCGTAGAATAAGTGCAAGTCCAGCCGACAATGACCTTCTTGGTGCTATTCGTTTTTATGGTAAAGATAGTGCTGGACAGGATGAGATATATGGAAAAATAAGCGTTGAAGCTGAAGATGTCACTAATGGAGTCGAGTCAAGTACAATGCACTTTGAGGCGCAACCTGATTGTAGGATGCAACTCTATCGGCCTAATAGTGTCAATAAATTTCTGTACTTCCTTGATGAACAAATATTGCATTGGGAAGACCACAAAGGAACAAATAGTTTCTGTAGATTATTTTGGGAAACACCTTCACAAAACACCCATGTAACTCTTCCTAATATCCAATCAGGAACACTAGGTTACTGCGCTTTATCTACAACAAATGTGGTAAATGCACCTTCAGTTGAATTTACTAACTTACCAACAAATTTTGACACTTTTTATTTTGTTATAAATGCACATCCTGTAAATGATGCTGTCGGTTTCAGGTCACAATTTTTAGACACTTCTGGAAATGCTATAACAGCCAGCAATAGCTATGGTTACTATTATGCCACAGACCAAGGAGATTCAAATGTTGATAATGCTACCTATATCCAACATACAGGGAACTCTATTGGCAGTGCCAATTATGAGGGGGTGATTGGTAATTTTACATTACAGGGCAGAAACTTCACAACCGCTAGTGTTGAGGTAGTGCCGCCAACCATTCAAGGGCAAATTGTAGGCCATTATAATATGTCCGTAGCTTCTGGTGGTAACACTTATGGAATGCTGAATGATAACAATGTTCAAGCTATAAACGGCATAAAGTTTTACTTTAGTAGTGGTAATATAGCCAAAGCAAATGTGCAACTATTTGGGATACAAAACACATGAAGAAGTTTGTAGTAGATTTTAATAATATGTCTGATGACATAAATCCAAAGGTGCTTGGTGCAGAAGTTGAAATGACTGCTGAAGAAATTACCACAAGGCAAGCTGAAGAAGCAGAAGACGGCACTGATGCAGAAAGAGCAATGAGAGCCTTGCGTGTAGAACGTGATAAAAAACTAGCGGAAACAGATTGGACGCAGGGGGCAGATGTCCCCTCTTCCATCAAAAATTCTTATGTAACTTATCGCCAAGCACTACGTGACATAACCAATACATACAACAATCCTCGTACTGTTGTGTGGCCTACAAAACCATAAGGAGTAATAAATGACTAGAGCAAGAGATTTAGCTAATATTATTTCTGGTGGTTTTACTGAATCAGATATACCAGATTTATCAGCGTCTAAAATTACTAGTGGTGCGTTTGATGCAAGTCGGCTTACTAACGCATCTTCTGGAGGTCACACTAAAGCAACCGTAGGAAGCACTGGTAGTGTTTCTTTAGATTTAAGTGGTAATACTAATTACTATGATGCTGGAACTTTAACAGGTAACACTACCCTTTCATTTACTAACACACCTACAACTAAAAGATTTATCTACACCTTTATTCCTAGCTATGACAGCAGTGAATCATCTGTAAACGACACAGATACATGGGTTGCTGACCAAACATTAAATATTTCTAATGCCATGTTAAGTGGTGTTCATTTTTATAACAACGGTTTTGGTGTTATAGGCTGTTGGTATACTAGTGATACTCTTATACAACTTGACCTAAATCATCCATACGACTTATCAAGCGCACAACCGTTTGATGCTAATACACAAGTGCTAAGACTTGACGCTATAAATGGTCTTAGCAATGGTGTAGATGCAACTAGTCTAAATATTTCATCACCAAGTTCGTTAATTGTAAACTCTGATGGAACTAGAATTAATCTCATAGATAGTGGTACTGACAGATATTGGAGTTTAAGTTTTAGCACTGGATATGACCTTAGTACTTATACTAGTGCTGAATGGTCAGGTATTAATAGCTATGAGTCAAGCCCTGCATACATTGCATCAAACCCTACAGGTGATAGACTAGTTTTCTGTGGTTCTTCCGGCGATGATTTGAACGAAATTACTACAAATGCTCCATACAGAGCAAACATATTTAATTTCCAAAGAACTTTTGGTCATTACACTCAGTTTAGCACTAGCGGATTAGCCGTTATTTTATGGGGTAAAGACGGTAAAAGACTTTTTGGTTGGCAACGGAACACCCCCTCTGTAATTGTATCTATAAATACTTCACAATATCCTTACAGTTTACAAAATGCTTCATATGTTACTTCTGACTATAAACAAACATCTACCTTTGGGAGTGATGCAAATTTCCCAAGGGCGGTTACTTGGATTCCTAATGACGTAATTATGCTTACTACTTATGAAGCATTTTCAAAAGGGTTTACAATAGAATGTGGCACAGGTTACAGACCTACTTTGCCTAGTAGTGTTACTGGTGACATCGGTCATTTCTCAAGAAGTTACAGACATTTTCTTGAGTTTGAAACGACTAACGGTGGCACAAATTATCAACTTATGAATCACAGTAAGGTTTATGTAGGATGAACCAGAGTGACATAGCGATAGCTACAGGGGGTGTTTCTGCCCCCTTATGGCTTCCCGCTCTCAACGAGTGGGTGGCTCTAACTGTTGGGGTACTTTCAATAATCTACCTCGGCTTTAAAATCTATGAGTTCTTCTGGAAACAGAAGTAACTTACTTTAACTAACTTTCCCTTAAATCTTAATGAATGGAGGTCATTGCTATGATTGACCCAGTGTCGGCGTTTGCCGCCGTTTCTGCTGGACATTCCGCAATTATGAAAGCTGTTCAAATGGGGAAGGACTTGTCTTCCCTAAGTAGTCAAATTTCACGATACGCCCAAGGAGAAGCTGAACTACAGTTTGGTGCTTCTAAAAAGAAAAAAGCGAGATTCTCGTTTGCGGAAGAAAGTGCAATCGAAAAGCATTTTAAAAAAGAAAAACTTGCCGACATGAGAAACGAATTACGTTCTGTTTTTCAACTTTATGGCAAGGCGGGGCAATGGGAAAGACTACAAGCTGAAATAGCTTCGGAACGAGCAAGAATACAAAAAGAACTAAACTTACGAGCGCACAAAAAAGAACAATTCCAAATGTGGTGTACCGTTATCATTGTCCTCTTCTTAGGAGTTGGCGGTCTTGGTTGGTATGTCGCGTGGCTCAAAGGACTAACTTAACATGATTAACATTTTACTTCAGGGGCTTCTTGGTGTCGCTGGTGAAGCTGTTACAGGCTACATGGACACTAAGAAAGCCAAGGCCAAGCAGAAGCTGGTCAAGATAGAGGCTGAAACAAGCCTGATGGAAAAGCAGATAAAAGGGGAGATTGATTGGGATGTGGAAGCTGTCAAAGGTTCAAAGGAATCTTGGAAAGACGAGTATCTTACAATCCTGTTCAGTATCCCACTGTTACTCTGCTTCTTGCCGTTCACTGTCGATTACGTGGAGCGAGGCTTTGAAGCGTTGGCACTCACACCTGACTGGTACAAATATACCCTTGGTGTAATTGTATCGGCCTCCTTTGGTATCAAGGGTGCATCCAAAATGTTTAATAAAAAATAAGAAGCCAAAAGGCTCAAGGAGAAAGCAATGTTTATCGCTTCTGTTTTCTTTTGTTGGGTAGCTTTCGGGGGACATCAATGTTTGGTGGCACACGATACTGAAGGCCCATACCTAAAAGAAGAAGACTGTGAGACAAGATTAAAAGAAATGGAATTTATCATCCACAAAAACATACCTATGTCCCGCGTCAGGGCAAAACTGTGTGAACAAATAGAAGAAGGTCATATCTAATGATGGTTTTTGATATGCACAGTCTAACAACCCCAGAACAAGCAAAAAGAAATAGAGAACGCGATGACCAGAATAAGAAACTACAAGCGGGAATACGCACAGTACGGGGGAACAGAAGTACAGAAGAAGCGCAGGGCGGGACGGAACGCCGCGAGGCGGTACGCTATGAAAAAGGGGATGGTTAGAAAAGGTGACAACCTTGAGGTAGACCACCGTAACTTTAATACGTTGGACAACAGGCCAAGCAACCTACGTATCCAACATCGTAATATCAACAGGAGCAGACAATCGTGACAAAAGTATCAGACATACTCAACGAGCTACACGAGGCTACCGCTGTTGAACTCTTGGAACGCATCAGGTCTGGCGAAGCAAAACCCGCTGACCTCTCTGTTGCAGTCAAGTTTCTCAAAGACAATGGTATCGAAGCAATCCCAACAGATGGCTCTATCCTACAGACCCTGATGTCAGAACTACCGTTTGACGAGGATGACGAAGACTTTGAACTCATCAAAACTCACTGACTTTCGTAACTTTTTATTTTTAACTTGGAAACATCTTAACCTACCAGAACCAACTAGCGTTCAATACGACATAGCTTCATATCTACAGAGCGGCCCAAGGCGTCTTGTCATTGAAGCCTTTCGTGGTGTCGGTAAATCCTACATCACCAGCGCCTTTGTAGTACACCAGCTACTCCTAAACCCAGAGCTAAAGGTTCTTGTGGTGTCAGCCTCTAAGAACCGCTCTGATGACTTCTCTACGTTTACACAGAGATTAATCAACGATATGCCTGTGCTTCACCACCTGAAACCACGGGAAGAACAACGAGCAAGTAAGATATCCTTTGACGTTGGCCCTGCTGGGCCTAGCCACTCCCCTTCTGTTAAATCAGTAGGTATTACAGGACAACTGGCTGGTAGCCGCGCAGATATCATCGTAGCTGACGATATTGAGATTCCAAACAACTCAGCAACACAGATGATGCGTGATAAGCTAGGTGAAAGCGTAAAGGAATTTGACGCTATCCTAAAGCCTGACGGTCGCATCATTTACCTTGGTACACCCCAGACAGAGATGTCGCTTTACGAGGAGTTGCCCAACCGTGGATATGAGGCCCGCATATGGCCCGCCAGATACCCCTCAGAGTCCGTCAGAGGCCGCTACAGTGGCCGTCTTGCCCCAAAGGTAGCTGACCTACTAGACAGGGACGAGGAAGGACTCACAGGGCAACCTACAGACCCTAAGAGATTCACAGATGAAGACCTCTTGGAACGAGAGTTATCCTATGGGCGTTCTGGCTTTAGCTTACAGTTTATGCTCGACACAAGCCTCTCTGATGCCGACAGGTATCCGTTGAAGCTCAATGACCTTATAGTAATGCCTCTGGATAACGACAAAGCACCAGAGAAAGTCCTGTGGGGACGTAACCCACAACACGAACTTAAAGACCTACCCAACCTTGGACTAGCTGGCGATAAGCTGTATGGGCCACAGGAGCGGGTTGGTTCGTGGTTAGACTACACGGGCAGTGTGCTTGCCATTGACCCCTCTGGTAGAGGTGCAGATGAAACAGCGTATGCTGTGGTAAAGATGCTCAATGGTCAGTTGTTCGTTACTGATGCTGGTGGTGTAAAGGGTGGCTATAGTGCAGAGACACTACAGCAACTAGCAAACATAGCAAAGAAGGGTAAGGTCAACGAGATTATCATCGAGAGTAACTTTGGTGACGGTATGTTTACCGAACTGTTCAAGCCAGTGCTTCATAAGTTATATGAGGTCACGGTGAACGAAGTACGCCATAGTAAACAGAAGGAGCTACGTATCGTTGATACGCTAGAGCCTGTGATGAACCAACACAGATTGGTGTTTGACCCGAAGGTAATCGAGCGGGATTGGCAGTCGGTACAGAACTATAGCCAAGAGAAAGCCCCTAAGTACACGCTGATGTATCAGATGACCCGTGTTACAAAGGAGCGCGGTGCGCTTGCTCACGATGACCGTCTGGATGCGCTAAGTATGGCAGTAGCCTATTGGGTAGAACAGATGGCCTCTGATGCCGACAAAGCTATTGTAGACCGCCGTGAGGAGCTTCTAATGGAAACTCTGGAGCGTTTTAGTACCAATACGTTACTCAAAAAAGGTAGAGAACCTGTACAAAGCACATGGTTTAGCATTTAATGGACACTATAGGAGGGGGGTCAATACATATTATAGTATACCTATAGGTAACTATAGTAGGGTTGTAGAACTAACCAACCTAGTATAACCCCCTCTTTTAGTATGTTTTGTTTGTTACACCTTGGTAACCCCGAATATTTTGTAGAAAAATCTGAAGGGGTAACGCGTAGGTATGCGCGGATAACAACCCCCATGGGGATACTGGTGGCGCGTGTCGTAAACAATCAGGGCGCGTGGGTGCTGGCAGTGTCACCGCATTGCCACGCGATAACCGCAGGGCCAATAGAAACGCGCAGTACTTCAGACTTATAGTCTAATGCGAGTTAACCACGGTTAATTCCACGGAAACGACAAGCCCTCACTGGTTAACCGTGGTTAATTGGTTTGTTTGTTTTATCATCTGTTTTTTTTATTTAGCCCAATTGATTAACCAGACTTGCATTCTGGCAAGTATTCCTTTAATGTATAATCAGGGGTTCGCCCCTTGATAACGAGTGTGACAAAAATGACACACCATAATTAACCACGGTTAACCCATAGAAAAAAGGACTAAGGATATGACTACATTACTGAAAAATACTGAAGCTCTGGACGCTCAATTTGGCGCGGCACATGAGGCCGTTCAAGACATCATTGAATTACAGGAAAAGGCTGAGGGTGTTTCTGGTCAAATTGGCACGGTAGCCGATACGCTGTTTTCTGAGATTGTGACTATTCAGAAAGAAACTGAGCAGTCCGCCGCGCAAATCTTCAACACGTTGGCTTATTTGTCAGGTCACGATTATTATCAAGATGAAGCTGGTAACCCTGACAGCAACGGCAAAAAGAACAACAGGGGCGCACCATGGCCTAAAGGCACGCTGTCCACATATCGCGCCCAGTGTCAAAAGGCAGAACGTGCTGAATGTGAAGGTGGCCTTGATAAGCCTGTATCGTCTTTTGATAGCTTCAAAGAACTACGCGCTGAAGTTAATCCACGCGAAAAAAAGGCGGATGAATTGTTAGACTTAATCAAAAAGTATCGCAAGGAACTCAGCAAGGATGACGCCCAGCACGTAGACGTAGATGCGTTCAATTATATCAATGACTATGTTTCAAAGATAATCGAACAACGTGAAGACATACGGCGCGAAAAAGAGGCCGCTCAGATTAAGGCGGAACTGGCAAGGGTAAAGGCTGAAGAGGAAGCTACAAAGGCTGAAGAGGAAGCTACGAAGCAGAAGCCGCTCACTAAGGCTGAAGCTGATAAGCGGCAGGCCGCGCAATCTGCAAAGGCCAGTGTTAAGTCTAATGCAAAGAAAAGAAAGGCGGCCTAATATGCTAGAATATGTAATTGCCTTTTATTGTGGTTTTGGACTTGCTGTCATAGCTTTTTGGGTCTGGATGATGTTCAGTCTGAAATAATAAAATCTCAAGAGTCCTCACAAGAAATTGTGGGGGCTTTTTTTTCATCAATTTTTTTTGTCATCCTATCATCCTATCATACCGTATCCCGTCAGTTAACCACGCTGGACGTATACCTTGCACGTTGGTAATATATACATAGTGGGTCGTGTATACCCACCGTTTCTCAAAAATCATGGAAGGAATACCACAATGCCGCTAGATACTAGCCCACAACAGTTAACCACGGTTAACTCAAAGATACGCAAGGCTGACAAAAACAAGCCAGCGTTTACCATGTACCCGAATGCCAGACGTACTGTTGAGGACTGCACTACTGGGGTTCTGAAGGTATCGCGTAACAAGAAGATATCCAAAGACAAGTTACCGCTGGTTCGCAAGGGTGAGTTTGCTGGTTATGCCATCTTCACGCTTACCCTTGAAGAACGTGCAACGTGTCCACGTTACTGCTACCACTGGGATGACTGCTACGGCAACAATATGGCCTTTGCTCATCGCTTCCCTGCTGGCAAGGCTCTTGAGGATGCCATAGAGCGCGAGATTGCCGAGCATTGTTCTATTTATAAGGGCGTTATCGTGCGGCTTCATGTTCTGGGTGACTTCTATTCCGTACCGTATGTCCAGAAGTGGGCGGCTCTTTTGCATCGTTTTGCTAACCTTGCGGTTTGGGGCTTCACTGGTTACAGCCCTGATGACCCTATTGGTGTTGCCTTGGCACTTGTTCGTGAACAGTTTGGCACTCGATTTTCCGTGCGGTTCAGCAATGCCCCTGATGAAGTCTTTTCCGCTAACTCAACTGAGGTAGCCGAAGAAGAAAGCGGCAAGTCTGCCGTATGCCCAGAACAAACTGGCAAGGCCGAGTCGTGCGCTACTTGCACGTTCTGCTGGTCTGCACAGACACGCCAAGTTTTATTCTTAACCCATTAGAAGCAAGGGAGAAAAGAAGATGCCTAAGTACAAAATATTACGTGATGAAACCTATGTGTTTTATCTTGAGGCAGACAGTTGGGAATCCGCACAAGAAAAGGCTGATGACCAAGTGTGTGATGAAAAAGAATTAATATCCGTTCACCATGAAGTTGTAGAGGAAAAAACCAATGACAATTCTTGATATCAAAGAGGGCATCCGTCATCACCTGACGATGTTAGCTGATGCCGCAGTCCGTGGCGATAGGGTGACCGCAGGGGAGCATTTCGCTGAAATTATGTTACTGACTGACAAGCTAGGTGAGTTCCATGACCCAAAATAAAATATATGTTTTGCTGAATATTGTTGATGGTGAAACAAGCCTTTGGACACTCCCCGAAATATTGGAAGAAATCAACCGTGACCGTTCAGAAGAATGGACTGACTATGATGAATCCGATTGGCGCGAGGGTCTTGATGAATTTACGAACTTTCAACTGTTGGCAGAAGTAGACAAGGACGTTCCCGAAAAGAAAAGACACCCGTCTTTTGAGGCCAACTGGGAGAGTGATTATGACTAAAATTTTAGACATTGTAGCCGAACTTCTTTTTTGCGTTGTTTGGTTTGTTCTCCTACCCTTGTTTATCACTGTGGCTCTAAGTTAACCACGTTGGACATAACCCTTACAGTCTGGCAAGATATACAGACATTATAGTTTCCTCCCTGAGAAGCCTTTGGGGTGGCGATTAGTTAACCACGGTTAATTGAAAGTCACCCCTCTTTTTCTGCCTTCTCGCAATTATCCGAAAGGACATCTCGATATGAATATATTTTACCTTGATGAACAGCCGAACCTTGCGGCTCAGTTTCTGTGTGACAAGCACATACCAAAGATGGTTCTTGAGACTGCACAGATGTTGTGTACCGCTCAACACGTAAATGGCTGTGGTCACGATGGGATATACAAACCCGCCTACATCAAGCACCCATCTACTCAGTGGGTTGGTTCATCGTTGTATGCATACGAGTGGACATACCATCTTTTTCTTGACCTCTTGTACGAGTATGAGCATCGCTTTGACAAGATACATGCTTGTGACCAGTTGCGTGAGCATCTGGGTGTATTTCCGTCCTGTCATAAGGGCGAACCTTCCGCGCCACCTCAGTGTATGCCTGAACAATACAAGGGTATTGATACCGTGAGTGCATACCGCCGCTACTACATTGGCGAGAAACTATCGTTTGCCAAGTGGGTGCGTGGCACTTCCTCTCCGTACTGGCTACACGACAAGCAGTACCGCCCGTCTACCAGACGCGAGTCAGTTCGGGGCGATATCGAACGTCTACTTGGCCTTTGGAATGGGGAGACTGCGTAATGGCTAACTTCGCTGTAAAGTTGAGGGGCGAATACTGGCTGTCCTTTTTTCAAGAGCCGTTCAATGGCTATGATGCAAACGAGGGAATGTATACCTGTGAGGTTGCTCTTATGAGTGGTCATGGCAATGATGCTATGGTTGGTGAGCCTGTTCGCTTCTCTGATGCAGAGGAGTTGACACACATTATGGCATTACTTCTTGCGGGTGATGAGAAACTATTTCGTAACCAATACACCTTTGAGTTCGACATAGTTGAGAATGATAACAAGCCAGTTAACCAGACTTGACCCATATCTTACCAAGGTGCATAATATACATACTGGATTACTGTCCTGAGTATGACGGTCTTTGAAACTACTCACTTCCAATAATTAACCACGGTTAACTCTATATCTAGGAAAGGATATAAAGAACATGAACTACGTTAATCCAATACTGGCACAGCCAGAGCCGTTTAAATCCACAATGCTTCCTGAAGTGCGTAGGAAGGTTTCAAAAGGTCATCTGTCCAAGTACAGCAAGGCTGAACAGAAGCGTATTATTGAACACGCTCTTGTCCACAAGATTCGTTTTGCTGACCTTGCAAAACATTTCAATGTTTCACTGCCTACCGTCTACAACTGGCGCAGTGATTACATGGTTGGGATGTACGCTGATGAGGTCATCTACAATCAGACCATTTCCTTTAGACGCTCATACTGAGTATGGGTACACACGAACTTATTGTGAGGATATTCGGTAAGTTGTTTATCCTCGCAGTACTTTTCTACTTGTTCTATCTAATCAACTATTTCTCTAGCTAAAATAAGGAAAACCATGGCTATGACTACCAACGAAATCAAAAAAGGCATGAAGTTTAGGCTGGCAAACGGCTGGATGGCTACCATGCTCGATAACAAAAAGGGTAATATTAGATTTGCAGAGGTGCAAGGGTTGTATACCGAAGCTGGTTCTGTTTATGCTCATGATATCATCTCATGTAAACCAGATGCGAAAGAGGATGTGTGGCATACCATTATTCTAACAGACAAACAAAAGCAACACGCATCCATGGTCGAAAACCTCTTTGGATAGAAAGGGACTTTAAATGAGCACAAAATCAAAGTGGAATCACGCACAGGGATTACGTAATTTCATAAACGCCCCGCCAAAACCAAAGTGGTGGTACTTCACCGCGCTCGGAATGGCAGTATATATTGATTATCACTCAGTCCGCAAATTTTTAACATTTGACTTACACGTAGATAAGTCTAACAGTGATGTACTAGTTTCACTTGCGAAACTGTATATCATCATTTCCCACGAAGGGAGTTGACAAAAGGGGCGGTTCGTTCACCACCCGCCTCCCAGTAAGGAGAATAAAAAATGAACATTAAAGACCTACTCATGTGTATGGAGCAGTTTAGGAATTTAAATCCTAATATGCCCATTCAGCAGGCGCAGACATTTCTGTACATCTGCCAGCATGAGAACAACCCAGATGGGTTAACAATCAAGGACATTAGTGATGCCCTTGGTTTTTCCCATGCCTCTGCCAGCCGCAATGTTGCGGCATTTACTGATTGGTCACGCCATCGGCGAAGCGGTCACGACTTGGTAGTTGCGCTGGAAGACCCAATGGACAGGTCAAGAAAACTTGTCTCACTCAACGCACAAGGGGTGCGTATGAAAAAACTATTGGAGGCTCAATGACGGTACGGCAACGAGGAAAAGGTTGGCAAGTTGATGTATTTGCCAACGGTAAACGTGCAAGAAGAAACTTTGACTTGTACGAGGACGCATTGGCGTGGGAAAAAGAAGCCAAGCAATCCCTAAAGATTGGACGCCCGTTAACCACGGTTAACTCAACAGCCAAGGTTAACGGGTGGACACTGAAGGATGCCGCAGAGCGTACTTTTGTTATGCGGTGGGAAAAATCTAAGTCAGAGAAAACCCACCTCATCAACATGAGAAAGAACCTTGAATATTTTGGTAACAACTGTCCACTCACAGATATAACAACAGAGAGAGTGGATGACTTTATCCTACACCTCAAGGGTACACGGTTGTCGGGTTCAACAATCAATCGTGTACTTATGAATCTCTCTCGCATTCTTCGGACTGCGAGGGAGTATAACAAAATGAGTCACCATGTCTTCATCCATAGACAGCCAGAGGGGGAACACCGTCTGCGCTGGTTGACGGAAGAAGAGATGGTGATGATGACAGGATTAGCGGCAGATATGGGGTATGTTAATTTGCACGATGCCATGGTTGTTGCTGTTGATACTGGTGTCAGAAGAAGTGAGCTTATGCGTATCAAAAAGGCTGACATAACGGCTCAAGGTCTGGGTGTGTGGGAGAGCAAGGCACAGCTTCCCAGAATTATACCACTTACAAAGAGAGCCAGAGCCGTACTTGAGAATAGAACAGGTGACCCCTTTCTGTTTCCACAGAAGGAGTTCATTCGTTCTGCCTTTGAGAGAGTAAAGCATCACTGTGGTCTGGGTAATGATGTTGTCTGGCACACACTACGTCATACGTTTGCGTCAAGGCTTGTTCAGAGGAACGTGCCAATACAGGTGGTACAGAAACTGATGGGTCATAAAACTATACAAATAACAATGAGATATGCTAAAATAAATGATACGAATATGGTGAATGCCATAAGTGTATTAGATAATTTATCTACGGAGTAATTTGTGACAACCAGTGTGACAATACTGGCACAAACGGAGCGAGCGTGGTGGAATTGGTAGACACACAGGACTTAAAATCCTGAGCCTTTTCAATGGCGTGGGGGTTCGAGTCCCCCCGCTCGTACCAATGAGAACAGACTTAAAATCGTGTGTAACTAATATACACATTGGTATATCTGCCTCAAACGTATAGCCTGTATCAAATACTCCTAGATATCTTATAAATGAGAGCGGGTCTTACACTAACGTAAGACTCGTTTTCCATTGTCACAAACTCCTGTGACGGTGGTGACAATTAATGGACATTATAGCCCTCGCTGGGTCAACTCTAGTTACCTATAGGAGTAACGATGAACCAACATCTCTTAGAAATTCAGAGAAAGTTAGAAGCTGATATGCAGACCAAGGGTATTGATTACTACAGGTCTGAGGTCAGTAAAGCTATTGAGCAAACCAACGAGTCAACGACTCTGTATGGTATACTCGCAATGAAGAAGTCAGTGGACTCTGTTACCAAGTGTATTGACGAGTTTCTTGACGATGCCTTTACAGGCAAGGCTGGTAGGCTATCGTCTGCTGGGCATCTGCTATCCCTTCTTGACCCCGAAGTTGCCGCCTACCTGTCGCTGAAGAGTGTTATAGACTCTGTGTCCAAAAACCAAACGCTAACCAAGTGTGCTATGGGTATAGCTGGTATGCTAGAAGACCAGTTCAAGTTCTCCATGTTTGAAGAGCAAGAACCACACTGGTTCAGACGTATCCAAAAGGATGTCAACAAGCGTACCAGCAATCGTTACTTCCGCCGCTACGCCATCATCCACACGATGAACAAGAAAGCCCTGATTGACCACGAGCCGTGGAGTAAGCAAGAGAAGATGCACCTCGGCTGTAAACTGGTTGACCTTATCATTCAGTCCACAGGTCTTGTGGAGTTAACTACCCACACGTTTGGTCGTACCAAGCGAGTGTTGTATCTTACACCCACCGAAAAGACTATGGAGTGGATTGATAGAATTAACGCTCGTGGTGAGATACTCGCGCCTCGTTATATGCCATGCGTTATACCACCGCGTGATTGGACTTCTCCTACTGACGGTGGGTATCACACGAGACACATTCGTCCTCTACCGCTCATCAAGACGGTGAACCGCCGTTACCTTGAGGAGATGGAGCATCACGAGATGCCAGAAGAGTATACGGCTATCAACGCTCTACAAAAGACCAAGTGGGCGGTCAATAAGCCTATACTAGAAGTGATGAAGACAGTGTGGGAGTCTGGCGATAGCTGGGGTGGTTTACCACAGCGTGACCCTCTGCCTCTACCGCCCACGCAGTTCCCTAATAAACCTAAGTCAGAGATGACTGAGGCTGAACGGGTTATGTTCAAGGAATGGAAACACGCCGCCGCAAGGGTGCATCAGTCCAACTCTAGGCTAACCAGCAAACGTCTACAGCTAGTTCGTACCATGTCTATGGCAGACAAGTTCAAGGACTTTGATGAGTTCTACTTTGTCTGGCAGAACGACTTCAGAGGGCGTAAGTACGTTGTCAGTAGCTTTCTTAGTCCACAAGGGCCAGACTATGCCAAAGCGTTACTTACCTTTGCCAACGGCGTACCGCTGACCTCAGAGGGTATATACTGGCTGGGTGTGCATGGTGCTAACTGTTTCGGTGAAGACAAGGTATCATTTGATGACCGCGCTTATTGGGTGAGTAAGAATACCGATGCTATCGAAGCCTGTGCGGAAGACCCCTACGAGAATACGTGGTGGACAAAGGCCAGTGACCCATGGATGTTTCTTGCGTTTTGCTTTGAGTGGAGAAAAGCGGCTGTTGGTCGTATCTCACATTTACCAGTGAGCCTTGATGGGTCTAACAACGGGCTACAGCACCTGAGTGCTATTAATCTCGACATGAAGGGCGGTGAGTCAACCAACCTTGTACCGTGTGAGATACCTCGTGACATTTATCAGGATGTAGCTGATGAGGTTAATCAGGTTCTGGAGAGTCGTAAGTCGCATGATGCCATGGCTCGTGAGTGGCTTGAGTTTGGTGTCACTAGAAAGTGTACCAAGCGGCCTGTGATGGTAGTCCCATACGGCGGCAAAATATACAGTACCCGTCAGTATATTGAGGATTACATAACTGACCGTATTGAAGAAGGGACTTTATCGCCTTGGGGACATGACCTGTTTGAACCTAGTCACTATCTTGCTGACATTGTGTGGGCTTGTATCTCAAAGGTGATTACCGCCGCTCGTACAGTTATGGATTGGCTACAAGAGATATCCAGTATTATATCGGCGGAGAACCTTCCAGTTATCTGGGAAACACCAACAGGCTTTCTGGTGCATCAGATGTATCCAGAGACACGAAGCAGACGCATCACAACCCACATTGATAATAGCCTTATCAAGCCACAGGTTCGTGAGCAAAACTACATGAAGTCAGACCGCCGCCGCGCAGTCAACGGAGCAAGCCCTAACTTTATCCATTCGCTGGATAGTGCGGCTATGACGTTTACTATTAACAACTGTGTGGGTGTGGGCATTACTGACTTTGCTATGGTACACGATAGTTATGGTGTACACGCCTCACTTGTACCTAAATTGTACGAGCAGACACGGGCCTCTTTTGTTCGTATGTACGAACAGAATGATGTCCTTGAACAGTTCAAAGGCTTCGCTCTTGAAGTCGTAGATGAAGTACCCACACCACCGCAAAAAGGTAGCTTAGACCTTTCTCTCGTGAAGGAGTCTAAATACTTTTTTGCTTAGTCTTACCAAAGTGTAAAGCTTGCACATTTATGGACATTATAGTTATGGAAAAACATACCGAAGCTCTTCTTGTATTTTACAAGATTTTAATTCGCCGTGACCTCGCAGTCCCAGTGGATTTAACAGCCCGACTTATCGAAGCGGGTATTGACTTAACCATGGTTAACCATAAGGAGACAGAATAATTATGGCAACCTTACGTACTAACAAAGGATTGGCCTACTGGCCTCATATCTTTACACCTGACACACAGTTCAACTCTGACGGTGACTACTCAGTAAAGTTCCGTGTGGCTGGTGAAGACGCAATCAACCTTCAGAAAAAAGTTGATGCGCTGGGCGAAGAGTCAGTCCAGAAAGCAAAGACAGAAAACCCTTCCAAAAAGATTAAGTTAGCCAACGTACCCTACAGTGAAGTTTTAGATGAAACTGGCAATCCAACTGGTCAGCTTGAGTTTAAGTTCAAGCAGAAGGCAAAAATCCAAACTAAGAATGGGCCTATGGATATGAAGGTTGCAGTTGTGGATGCCAAGGGTACTCCGATTACTGAGCCTGTGAATATGGCTAACGGTTCTGAGGTCAAAGTAGCCTTTGAACCAAACCTGTATTACGTCCCGTCTTCTGGGGCTGGTGTATCTTTGCGCCTCAAGGCTGTTCAGATAATCAACCTCATTGAATATGAGTCCAACGACTTCGGCTTCGGAGAAGAAGAAGGCTACACGCACAATAACAATAATAATAATAATGGTAGCGATAATGCCCAAGAAGACAACGAAGAGTTCTTCGGTAACAACGAAGACGAAGAAGAAGACTTTTAGAAGTAAGTTTGAGGAATCTGTTGCAAAGAACTTAGACAGTCAGGGTGTAGACTACGAATACGAAGCCTACAGATTACCCTACATTGTCGAGCGTAACTACCTACCCGACTTTCGACTGCCTTCTGGGGTTTATGTCGAAGCAAAGGGATATTTCAAGTCTGCTGACCAACGCAAGCATAAGCTACTGAAAGCACAAAGCCCTGATATTGAGGTTCGCTTTGTCTTTCAGAATGCCCGTGGTCGTGTTCAAGGAAGCAAACTTACTTGCATCGAGTGGTGTGAGAAGTTCGGCTTTCTGTATGCAGAGGGTACAGTCCCAAAGGAATGGTTACATGAGTGAAAGACAACAAACAGATTACATTATGATTCACTGTGCCGCCACGAAGCCATCTATGGATATTACTGCAAAGGATATTGATAAGTGGCATCGTCAAAAAGGTTGGCGAAAGATTGGTTATCACTGGGTTGTTTGTCGTGATGGCACAGTCGAAGAAGGCCGTGAAATATCAGAGGTTGGCGCACACTGTCGTGGTTACAACGACAAGAGTATCGGCATCTGCATGGTCGGCGGCATAGATGAAGAAGGTAATCCTGAATCAAACTTTACAAGTGAACAATGGGATGCGCTGGAAAAGCTAGTTCGGCAAATGAAACTTCCGTACTCAGATGCGGAAGTCGTAGGTCACAACGAGTTTTCCTCTAAGGCATGTCCCTCTTTTGATGTGAGGGAATGGTGGAACGCAACGGAAGCAATTTCGTAGCTCACATACCTTGCCCAGCTTGTCCGTCATCAGATGGCTTTGCAGTCTATGATGATGGGCATGGTTGGTGCTTTGTGTGTGGTCACTACGGAGACAGTAATCAGGCAGAGCGGAGACAGAGTAAAGTGAACCATGATTTAGTCAAAGGCGGCTCATACAAAGCACTAGCCAAGCGAAACATTAATGCGGAAACCGTAAAGAAATGGGGTTATCAGGTAGGCAAGTTCAAAGGTAAGCCTGTTCAGATAGCTAACTACAAAAACCGTGATGGTGATTTAGTTGCCCAGAAGTTGCGGTTTCCAAATAAAGACTTCTTGTTTATCGGTGACACCAATGACATTGGCCTTTACGGACAGTGGTTATGGCGTGATGGTGGTAAGCGGGTAGTTGTTACCGAAGGAGAGATTGATGCCCTTTCGGTCAGTCAGGTCTTAGGTACATCATGGCCTGTGTGTTCCGTCCCTAACGGCTCACAGGGGGCAAAGAAAGCCCTACAGAAATCACTTGAGTGGCTTAACAAGTTTGACAGCGTTGTTCTGATGTTTGACTCAGACGAGGCTGGTCGAAAGGCCGCAAAGGACTGTGCCACTTTGTTCCCGTCAGGCAAGTGCAAAATTGCACATCTGCCCTTGAAGGATGCCAATGAGATGTTGGTAGCTGGTAAGACCAAGGACATCACCAACGCCATGTTCGATGCCAAGGATTATCGTCCTGACGGTATTATCAATGGGGATTCTCTGTGGGATGTTGTTACCAAAGAAGATAACACTCAGTCCTATGAGTATCCCTACCACGGACTCAACGAAAAAACCCTTGGAATACGCAAGGGTGAAATCGTAACTGTGACCGCTGGTAGCGGCATAGGGAAAAGCCAACTCTGTAGAGAGTTTGCTCACTTCCTTCTGCAACAAGGTGAGACTATAGGTTACATAGCATTAGAGGAGTCGGTAAAACGTACTTCCTTGGGCCTCATGTCTATAGCTATGAACAAACCCTTGCACCTTGGCAACTCTACCGCAAAGGAAGAGGAGCTGAAGGAAGCGTTTGACTCTACCCTTGGTACAGGCCGTGTGTATCTTTATGACCACTGGGGTTCAACCGAAAGTGAAAACCTCATGGACAAGATACGCTACCTAGCCAACGGGTGTGGCTGTGGCTTCATTGTTCTTGACCACATTAGCATAGTTGTTAGTGGCATGGAGAATGGTGATGAACGGCGGATGATTGATAACACCATGACGAAGCTCCGCGCTCTCGTTGAGGAAGTTAAGATTGGTCTGGTTCTCGTAAGTCACTTGAAGCGTCCCGAAGGTAAGGGACACGAGAATGGCGCACAAACAAACTTGTCACAACTCAGAGGCAGTGCGGGTATCGGGCAACTATCCGATATCGTGTTGGGCTGTGAGCGTGACCAGCAAGACCCAGAAATGGCAAACGTAACTCAAGTTCGTGTGTTGAAAAACAGATGGACGGGGGAGACAGGTATTGCTTGTAGCCTTGAGTACGACAAGTACACAGGCCGAATGACTGAGTTGGCGATACCAGACGCTGAAGATGAAACTAACCCCTTCCCTGTAGAAAAAGGAGAGTTCTAGTGGCTAAAATGAGAATGGATTTGGATGTTCATACAGAACTGACACGCGAGGGTGTGGAAGTAACCTTGATGATGTCAGGCGATGACGAAGGTATAACAACCACCGTCACCTATGATGATTTGTTCGATGACATCAAAGATGTCTACCTTACAGACCACCCCGAAGATATGAGAGAAATACAAGCCATTGCAAAGGGTATGGCTGACATGAGTAAAGACCTGTTCTGCTTACTGCCAGCGGCGGATATAGATGAAGTACAAGAGGATGCTTAATGAGATTAGTATTCGATATTGAAACCGATGGTTTATTGGATACAGTCTCTAAAGTTCACTGCATTGTCGCTCGTAACATTGATGATGACAAAGAATATGTCTTCGTTGGTAACGACTGTCGAGAGGGCGTTAAGTTCCTCGCAAGTGCAGACACTCTCATAGGCCACAATATTATAGCCTTTGATATCCCTGTCCTACAGAAGTTATACCCAGACGTTGAGTTAACCACGGTTAACTGGGTGGACACTCTAGTCCTCACCCGCCTCATCTGGCCTGATAGAAGAGACAGAGATTACAAGCTATTTCGTAGTGGCAAACTACCACCAAAGCAAATTGGCTCTCATAGTCTAAAGGCATGGGGCTACCGCATTGGTGAGTACAAGGGGGAGTTTGGAGAAACAACCGATTGGGCAGAGTTCAGTGATGATATGCTGAAATATTGCCAGCAAGACGTTGTTGTGAACTTGAAGCTGTACCTCAAGATTGAGGCTATGGACTACTCACAGGATGCTATCGACTTAGAACACAGCATCCACAAAATATTGGTGCAACAGGAACACGATGGCTTTCCGTTTGATGAACGGGCGGCAGAGAAGTTGTTTGTTGTTCTTAACGAAAGACGGTTGGAGATTGAGCGTGAGCTTATGAACAGCCAACCCCCGTGGATTGAAGAGACTGAGTTCATACCAAAGGTCAATAACAAGACACGAGGGTACGAGAAGGGTGTGCCTTTTATTAAGACAAAGGAGATACCCTTTAATCCTAATAGTCGTGAGCATATCGCAAGAATGCTTATAGAAAAATACAACTGGCAACCAACCCTATTTACTGAGACAGGCTTGGCGCGAGTGGATGAGAAGGTACTGAGCGGTCTGGATTACCCAGAGGCTAAACTTCTAAACGAATCCCTCATGCTTCAGAAGCGTCTTGGTCAACTAGCGGAAGGTGCAAACGCTTGGTTAAAACTATCAAAAAATGGAGTAATACATGGGCGTGTTAACCACATGGGCGCAGTCACTTCGCGTTGCACTCACTCTAATCCAAATACGGGTCAAATTCCTAGTGTCTCCGCTCCTTTCGGGAGTGAATGTAGGAGTCTTTTTCATGCTCCTACCAATTACATGGTCATGGGTTGCGATGTTAGCGGCCTTGAGTTGCGCTGTTTGGCTCATTTCATGGCTATATATGATGACGGTGAGTATGGTGATATTCTTCTTAACGGAGATATCCACACGGCAAATCAAAATGCGGCGGGACTACCCAGCCGCGATATGGCTAAGACATTCATATATGGTTTCCTTTACGGGGCCGGTGATGAAAAGGTTGGCAGTATTGTCGGAAAGGGCAAAAAGGAGGGTGCAAGACTCAAACGAGAGTTTCTAAAGAAAACCCCTGCCCTTGATAAACTACGCAAAGCGGTCAGACAGAGCGCACTCCGTGGTTACCTAATTGGACTTGATAAAAGAAAGATGCCTGTTCGTAGTGAACACGCCGCGCTGAACACACTGCTTCAGGGCTGTGGGGCAATCATCTGTAAACGATGGGTTGTCGAGTTTCACAAGCTACTCAAAGAGCATGGCTACAAACAACAAAAAGATTACTGGCAAGCCGCCTTTGTCCATGACGAAGTTCAAGTAATTGTCAGAGAAGAAATAGGTGATGACATTGGAAGACTCTGTATTGAAGCAATCAAACGAGCGGGAAACTACTACGACTTCAGAATCCCTCTCGATGGCGAATACAAACTTGGAAGAAACTGGGCTGAAACCCACTAAAGAAAACCGTAAGAAGTTTGATATTGACTTAGCTTACGGTCACCTACACGAAGACCGCATCATAGATATGCTCCAGAACAAAAAGATAGAAGTTAAGACAGAGCGTGATATGTGGTCACGTACTGGTAACATAGCCATCGAATATGAGAGTTATGGTAAACCTAGTGGGGTCAACGCTACAGAAGCTGACTTCTGGTTTCATAACCTTGCTATCAAAGATGATGTTTACTGTACGTTGGTATTCTCTGTAGAAAACCTAAAGAAGATTGTTCACGGGTTGGATTACCACAAGAGCGTGAGCGGCGGTGATAACCATGCTTCCCGTATGTTTCTTGTAAATCTATCCAAGCTGTTCTCTACAGATACGCTAAAACTTTATAAGAACATATCCACTTTGGTATGAGGTACACACATGACAATATTACTTATAGACGGTGATATCATTGCATATCAGTCTGCGGCGGCTACAGAAGTAACTGTTGCTTGGGATGATGACCTGTGGACAGTCCATGGTTATGCGTCAGAAACCAACGCCCATGCAGACCAGACGATTACAAGGCTCATGGAAAAAGCAGATTGCTCTAGGTGTATCGTGATGCTCTCTAGTCGGAACAACTTCCGCAAAGAGCTAGACCCTGAGTACAAAGCCAACAGAGTAGGTAAGCGTAAGCCAGTTACATTGTCGGCAGTGCGTGAGCATCTCTTTGACAACTACAAGGCCATGATTGGTGACCCTGTAGAAGCAGATGACTTGCTAGGAATCTTGCTTACTAAGAACCCTGAGAAGTACATCGTGTGGTCTATCGACAAAGACCTCAAGCAGATTGCTGGAAGACACCTTACTGATGACGGTGTTGTAACAATCACACAAGAAGAAGCTGACCGTGCCTTTTGGACGCAAGTTCTCACTGGTGATACTGCCGATAACTACAAAGGTATCTCAGGTGTTGGCCCAAAGACTGCTGAGAAGATTCTGGATGCTGATGACGGCAAGACCTATTGGCAAAAGGTTCTCACCGCATATGAGAAAGCGGGTCTGACCAAAAAAGATGCAGTCAAAACAGCAAGGCTTGCACACATCCTGACCAACAAAACCAAGAACACATTATGGAGTCCACCCAATGACTGATTACGGACGGATTATGCGTGAAATAGATGCAGAAAGGGAAGCACAGGATGTGGTCAACAGGCCCAAACACTACAACCAAAGCAGTATCGAATGCATTGAGGCAATCAAGGCGGCAACAGGCGATGGCTTTGAAGCCTATCTCCAAGGAAACATCCTCAAATACTTGTGGCGATACAAATACAAAAACGGGGTTCAAGACCTCAAAAAAGCCCAGTGGTACTTAAACAAATTAATAGAGGTGAAGAATGTCTGAGTTCGATAGTTACCAGAAGGAAGCACATAGCACAGCGGTTTACCCACCAGAGATGGGGATGGCGTACTGCGTCACTGGCCTTTGCGCTGAGACAGGTGAAGTAGCCGACAAGATTGCTAAGTATTATCGGGGCGATGGTGGCCTCGATGAACAGGGACTGAAGAAAGAACTAGGGGATGTTCTCTGGTTCATTGCGGAGCTATCTACTCACCTTGGTTTTAACCTGAGTGAAGTGGCTCAATTAAATCTTACCAAACTAGCTGACCGAAAAAATAGAGATGCCCTCAAGGGTAGTGGGGATGAACGATAAATGGACTCATATCAACAATACATAGCTATATCAAAGTACGCACGGTTTATTGAATCAGAGGGTAGACGAGAGACTTGGGAAGAGAGTGTAGATAGGTACATCAACTACTTTTCAGAAAAGTTTCCAATAGCAGAAAGCGAACTAAAGGAAGCATCTAAATACATAAAAGAACTTGGTGTAGTCCCATCAATGAGGGCAATAATGACCGCTGGCCCTGCGTTAGACAGAGATAACATAGCTGGTTACAACTGTTCGTATCTTGCTGTAGATGACCCAAAGGCTTTCGATGAGACACTCTATGTTCTTATGTGTGGCACGGGAGTCGGTTATTCTGTAGAGCGTGAGTTCGTTGAGAAACTACCCGAAATACCCGCAGACATTCACGACACAGATGAGGTTGTTAAGGTCGAGGACAGTAAGATTGGATGGGCAAAGGGTCTACGTAAACTTATTGCTCGTTTATATGCTGGAGAGATTCCTAAGTGGGACTTATCCGGCATTCGTGCCGCTGGAGCTAGACTAAAGGTGTTTGGTGGTAGAGCCTCTGGGCCTGACCCGC